TCGGTGGATACTTGGGCAATAGAGGCCCTGAACTTTTCAGGGACCAGATCAGGGATCTGAGCCGAGTAGGATAGTTTGTAATCAAGAAACGCAGACTCAATGTAAGTCCTGACCTCCGCGATGTAAACCGAATCCAATTCAGGCTGGTCGATTTTCTTTTGCAGCTTGTCGTAGAAGACGTATTCGATACCTTCAAAAAGCCCTTCCGGAACATTGGGCATGGGCGTTTGAAACGCCGGATAAAGCGGATCGAACTCTGAGCGCGGGATGATGTATTCGCGTAGGACTACGCGGAACTCTCGACCACCGACATTACCGATAACATTACGGTTACCGTAAGAGAAATTGTATTCGTCTTGGTTCTCACGATCCGCTGCGTAGAAGAACTCAAAGATTCCGTCACGCTCAATGTCAACGGTCTTGATGAAAATCAACTTGTGGTTTGGCCACTTCGCAGTGTTTGGGTGCTGCGTGCCATAGGCAGGGAAGTCGATGCGGGAGCAATCTCGCACCTCGCTGAATAGAACATCCGTAGTAAGCGGAGTCGGAAAGAGTCTTCGATCCTGCCTATACGGTGCTTGCGGTAATTGGGATACGGCCATATTAGAATACTGGGGTTGCAATCAAACGCATACGCTGTGGGATTGCGGTTTCATTTGAGTTTACCGAAGCCGCCCAAATTTCAATGTAATTATTTTGTGCCATCTCGATTACCCAACTGCATACAAGTTTAGCAATACCAGTTCCTGCGCCCTTAACTGCGGCTGACGCGTTACATTGTGTGGCATCAATAGTAGAACCGCCTTTCGCTAATTTAATAGAGAATTGAGCACCATCGACTGATGAAGCAATATCTAGGCTACCGAAAAACAAAAATTTTCGGGCGGCTGAACCCGTATAACGAAGCCGATTACTTTCACCGTTAATGTCAAATTCAGATAGCCCACCTTCCGCAGTAGTAATTACTACTTTTTCATAAGACGTTGTAAAGTTTTTGGATGCCCCCGGAATTTGTCCTGAGATCTGTCCGTAAGCTGAAGGTCCTGTCCCACCTTTTGCAATAGGCAATACACCTAAAATATCGGCTACCGGAATAGTCGCGCTAGTTGACAGTGCATTGGTTCCAGTCCCTTTCACGTATCCAGTAATGGTGGCAAGACCTGTGCCGCCGTTAGCAACTGGCAATAGCCCAGAAACATCTGTAGCTAGATTGACTAGGCCCCATGTTGGGCTAGACACACCACCAGATCCGTGTAGCACTAGGTTAGTTGCGCCTTTAGCCAACGTGCCTATAGTGGAGGCACCACTTGCATAAAGCAAATCCCCCGAGGTATATGTGCTCCTACCCGTCCCGCCGCTAGCGGTTGGCAGTATCCCCAATGGGGAACTTACATCGACAGAAGAACCAGTTAGCGTAACACCTGCGATGGTTCCACCAATGATGTCCACGGCACTAGATGATTGCGTTGACATGGACCCAAGACCTAAACGGGACCTAGCGTTTATAGCGTCCGTCTCTCCTAGAAGGGCGAAACCGAAGGCGCTGCAAGCGTTACTGCTTACGGTAGTCTCACCAGTAGTAGAATTACCCAATATGGAAGTGGCTGGGATAGTCTGGAACTTAGCGTAAGTTACAGCATTAGCTGCCAGCTTATCCATCGTCACATTGGCGTTAAGGATTTTAGCGGTAGTGACAGCGCCGTCTGCGATGTCCACCGCAGCGATTGTGCCATTTAGGATCTTAGCAGAAGTAATCGCGCCGTCTGCAATATCGACTTCGGCAATCGTGCCATTTAGGATCTTAGCAGAAGTAATCGCGCCGTCTGCGATATCGCCTTCGACAATCGTGCCATTTAGGATCTTTGCAGTAGTTACCGCACCATCTACAATCTTAGCGGTGGTAACTCCAGTCCCAGCAATCGCGACATTATAGTCTGCGATTTTAACGGTAGTCACGGAACCATCGGCGGGAGTGCTGACGCCAGCGTCTGCAATCGTAAGGGTGTAGGTATCAGAGGGCATAATAATTAAGCGTCGTTGGTGATTTGTGCGCGTGCGGTAAGCGAGCCGTAAAGCAAACGCTCCCTTTTGGAATTCCTATTCATAAATAGATCCCACTCGTAGATATCGGGTCCTGCTCGCAGGGTTCTTGTTTCGGCTTTGGGGATGCTGATTAGGACCTGTCCATTAGCGGCAGCGCCCGAAATAGACGGTGTAAGGTCTAGGACCTCCTTCTTCGTGCGCACTTCACGCACATCACAGTAGAACAAAGCACCCGTAAGATCGACAGGCAAACCAGCCTGATTCTGAATCGTCAGAACGAAAGAGTAATCCGCTGCGCGGTCTAGCGTGATATTGTAATTGGCTGCGAGCATTGCGTTATTTGATTAGCACCAGAAAGTATTAGGCACGGTTGGATCGTCCGTGGGGCGTGGGTCGCCGGATGTGGATGACCAATGGATGAACTGCTCTCCACCTTCAGGAATCGGGATGCCGATCAGGTCACGAAACAACACCCAGTATTGCCCATCTCCGGTGGCTGGAGTGTCCTCGTTGCCGCCCGTGAAATGCTCGCCGATGATGCAGAGCGCGTGCTCGTGGGACGCAAGGTTGCTCTGCACCACGCCTGACTCGTCGGGCGAAGCGAAGCCGTTGTCCACACCGAATTGCTCGGCGTGGGCTTTGCTTGGGAATACTAGCAGGTAGTCGGTCATGACGTGAGGGATTGGAGTTTGAAGTTGGTGAGGCGTTTTTTGTAGTAGCGGAGGGAGGCTAGATGACCATTGATTTGCAATACCCCATCCCTATTCCCAATTTGCATTGTTGTTGGCGATGGCAAAGTTCCGCTTGTGTCTGTGCCTACAATAGTCCCAGCATAGGCGAACGCAAAATCATTTAGTTTATAGCAATACGACAATCTAGCCCTAGATGTCGCTACGTCTGTCGATGTTGCTATTGCTGCTTCTGCTATCGCTCCGCTAATAACAGTAGTCGCACCCCATCTTAATCCAGTAGCACTAAAGGCAGCATTGAGTTTGTAAATGCCATTTTGGTTGTTGGATGTTACGGTATTAACCGTAATAACGCTGGCAAGTTGTGTCACCGTTTGAGGAGTAACATCAGCAAACAAAGTGCCTTCTGGTTGATTATAAAAACTAGTGAAGGCATCCCCCGTAATCGAGCACACATCCGCGCTGCGGGCCAATGCTGCCGTGGTGGTCGGGATGTAGCTGGTGGGGAATGCGCCTGCTTCGACTTGTGCGAATTGAACCGTTCCCGTAACTGTCAGAGTAAGGCTGCCAGCAGTCGGCGTAAATATAAGACTGGTCCGCGCCGGATAGGCTCCGGTTCCGTTAACGGTGGCAGAATGCGCCCCAGATAAAACAACCGTGCCTGTTCCGTAAAAGCTCAACGCGCGGGCGGCTGCTGTAACCGTGATTGTTTGCGTGGTTAGGGTGTCGCTTTGGATGATCGCATTCGTCCTCGCCTCCTCAATCAGCAGCCCCTTGCAAACGCCCGTGATCGGATCGTGGTCGAAGCGGGGGCCGCGATAGGACACGCGCCATGAGGTGAATGTTCCGGTGCCGCCGATACTCGTCATGTCACACACCAGCACCTGCGTGGCCGCATCGTAGCTGGTGACAGTCCCGACCATGGAGTTTGCCACATTCGATGCATCCGATGCCGAGACCGCATCGCCCACACGCCACTTTTGATCTTGTCCGAGTGGAGCATCTAGCGTGAATGTCTTGCTATCTATGCTGATCGAGTTTAAGGTGGGGGAGGTGTCGATGCCGTGGATCAATCCATCGCTTCCAACGTATGTCGCACCGGATGCGCGGGTGAACGTCGGCGTCGGACCAACGCGAGCAGTCAGCGTTTTGTCCAGCGCGAAGGCAAGATCTAGGCTGAGATGAGATGCAGCACGCACGGTGCCGTCAGAGCGGTAGTAAAGGTTGTCGTCCGGCACACCATTGGTGCTGGCTTCAACGTCGGTTGCAAATGGTCCGGGGATGGCTAGCTTTTGCAGACCGCCAAATGAGTTGTCGTTGCTGAGCCTAGCGGCATCAATCGCGGACCGCACTTCTGTTGCTTTTTCAGAAATAGGAACATACGGGATAGGTGTGTCGGTAAAGTCAGGCATGATTTTATAGGAAAAGGATTAAGGCTGTTTGTGTGCCCTCAATGTCAAGCGTAAGGGCTGTTGGGGTTGCGCTTACAAGAAGCGTCAGCATTGTGGGGAACCTCGTAAACGAGAGTCCCTGTTTCACAAGATTATTACCTAAGCCTAAGCGCATTGTTTAGAGGGATTTGTATAGGATAACAGGGCAAGCGATACGCGCAGCGGAGCCAGCACCAATGATGAGTGGAGTGTAGAGCGTGTAACCATCAGGGAAGGCACCCATAGCGGTTTGAGCTGCGCCAGTAATCAAAGGGGCTTCAGTAGAACTGAATGCAACTGTAATAGCACCTCCACCACCTACGAAGCTCAGGGCGCAGTATTGTCCTGCGGGGATGGCAGTGTTTGCGGCTACTAGCGTCACGCCGCCTTCACCAAAGGATTGTTTGTCGATGTTGTTCGTCATAGGCGTATACTACAGGATTAAGGGTTCAGGGTCAAGGGTCAAGGGTTCCGGTTCCGGTTCCGGTTCCGGTTCCGGTTCCGGTTCCGGTTCCGGTTCCGGTTCTGGCTCTGGTTCCGGTTCAGGAAAATCCACCACCGAGAACACGCCATCGACCAGCACGATCTCCCGCCGTTGTTCCGCGAGCTTTTCCGACAGCGGGCGGGTATCGACGGCGGCACTGACTGGCGGGATGCCGGATGCGCCAAGCACGGCGTTGATGCCGCCGATGAGGGCATTCAGCCCCTCACCCTGCGCGGCGTGCGAGCTGGTGAGTAGCTCCATTTCCTGCGGGCCGAGGTCGTTACCGAACGCTGCGAGCAGGTCGTTTGGCATGGATAGAATGATGCGGGTAACGCCGTTGAGTTGGCCAGCTGCGGCGGCGTAGTGACTGCGGGCGTTGACGGCGGCGTCGGCCATCTGCGCGGCGGCGAGGGTAGTGGGGGTTTGGAGTGGCATGGTGTTAGAGTAGCGCTGTGACAATTTTGGATGTCCCGTTATAGCAAACGATGCATTTTGCAGAGCCGCCAGCGGCGACAGCGGCACCCACGACGGGCGCAAGCGCATCTGTTACGACCGCCATCAGGTAAGTCGTTGATGGGAATGCCGCGACAGTGAATGATCCGAGCACCAGTCCGCCTGTCGTGTTAGTTCTTCCCAAAATTGTGACAGGTTGCAAACTTGGAAACTTTACCGCTCCACCCGCCTCGCAAATCATTGAAAAATCTAGATCAACAGCAGAAGCGGCATTGTGGGCAATGGTTAAAACTCTCCGATTAACAAGCGAAGTTAGAGTCCCATTGATCGGGTCAGACGTGCTGTTAGTGCGTGCGCCGAGGAGATTGATCGCACCCGCAGCCGAACTGCTTGTGACATCGTTTGCCGCAGTAACCAACCCGTAGAAAATTAAAGATTCGCGTAAATTTGTAGACTGAACAAAACCCGAAAAAGCCGGAATGAATCGGCCATCAGTGATGGTCCCGTTTGAAATTTGGAAGGTATCGTTGCCCGCGTCGGAAATTTTAGCCCGAAAAACTGACTCACGAGTTGAAGTTGCGGATGTGATGGCGACATCCACAAAGCCATTTGATGTAAGCCCGGAAAATGTTACTGCCTGCAATGTCCCAAGCCCCAGCGCATTGCGGTGGTTCGTGATCGCTGCGGCGTTGTTGTATGTAAACGTCGCGTTGTTCGCGTATGTGCTGGCGGATGTTGTTAACCCCGTAAATGTCGGACTCGCAATCGTCCCGCCGCCACCTAGACCCGTCCATGCCGCTGGTTGTGTAGCCCCGCCAGTCCCGCCGCTCGCAATCGGCAGGGTGCCAGCGAAAGAATAGGCGACCCCCGCAAGTGTCGCGTAACCCACGATGAGGTTTTGGGCGTCTCCGGTGAGTCCTGCCCCATTGCCGTTGTAGGCTCCAGCGATGGGGCTGGTTACAACGCCAAGAATTGCGCTGTTGAGATAGAGCGGCTGGGTAAAAGAATTTGAAGTGCTGGTGAAGGTGTTTGCACCCGCCAGCTTGGCATACTGCGGATGGTCATCATCACCCAATCCGTCCAACGCGCCGTGGTCGGTCACGCCGCCTGCGGCATCCTCTTCCCATGCGCTGCCATCCCAGCGCCACCATGCGTCAGGAGTTTTGCAGAGCTGACCGATGGCGGTGCCTTGCAAGCTAGGGCCTGCGGTGACGACGGGTGTTCCTGTATTTGATCCAAGGGCTAACCAAGGTGTAACCAAATCAGGGCTAGCAAACGCGGTGTTATTAAACCACCCAACACCTGAAATAAAATCTTGAAGTTCCCATCGAGTTCCAGTCCAAACAGCCGTGACTTCGACGCCTTCAGCTTCGTAATAGTATTCGGGTTTCCCTTGGTTTACACCAATATAAGGAATTGGGGGGAACACAAGCGGGGTAGTGCCGTTTGTGGTCAACGCCCCAGATATCGTTATGATCTGCGGAACATTCGGATCATCTCCTGCGAAGGTAATCGCAGCTGGCATGCCATCAAAAGATCCAGCAGGGCCAGCAGGACCGGATGGGCCAGCAGGACCCGTAAGGCTTAGGCTCAAGCTGGACGATGAGCCTGAGGCGTTTAGGTTGTATGAACTGCCTTCGGTTACAGATAAAGAGTAGGGCATGGGTTCAGGGGAGGTTGGTCACATTTGCAACAACGGATACGTCACCAAACAGTAGCTTGCGTCTCGTGCCTGCGGTATCGGTCCAGAAGAAGTCCCAAACATATTTCTTGTTTGGATCAAGCAACAGCGTTTGGGCCGCAGTAAGGGAAAAACGAATAGTTCCGTCAGGGGCCTCAACAGGGTAGGGCCCAACAGTAAAGGAAGCAGTGAGCTGTTTGCGGGTGCCCTCGCGGATATGGGCCTTGAAGGCCGTGCTACCACCGGATAGTGTGACGGGCTCGTCGAGCGAGTCTAGGATGCGTAGCGTGAAATCGAACGCACCGCCCTTGTCAATTTCAAGATTATACTGAGCAGCAGACACGCAGCAAACGTAATGTCAGCTATCGTTTTTGTCAACTTTGAATTTGAACCTAAACGGTTTGCAGATACGCGGCAAGCGCATCAGCGTAGCAATGGGCCAAAGCCGTTTGGTTATTCGTGTAGAAGACCGTCTCGTCCTTGTTCGAACCGAAAAAGGGTTCCAGAATAATGGCGGGGCAAGGGGTAAGGCGCAAAAACAAGCTGCCTCGGTCGCTTGAACCTATAGGCTTTGCACCGCGAACCGTTGCCTGCGGGAATGATTTACTGAACGCGTTATTGAAACACTCAGCTAGTCGTTTACTGTTTGTGCTACGGCCCCAATACAGCCACTCGTGGCCCTCGGCAAAGGGTCCGGCACTGTTGAAGTGCAGCTCAACGGCGCATACGGCTTTGTTCAGCTTGCATTGCTGGCCAACCCAGCTCATCGCGGAGCTATAACCGCTACCGGAATACGAGTCAAACAGGATAGCATTGTAGCCGCGCTCATTGAGCACCGCACAGGTAAGCTGCCCAACTTTACGGTTGAACTGGTGTTCTGACACACCATTCGTATTTAACGCACCATTATCCCCCTTACGGGAATGGCCAACGCATACGGCTACGGTTTTCATTTGAAGTGACGCCAGACGGCGAGCAGACCAACGATCAAACCGACGACCAATGAAGCAACCCGAAGCCCGTATTCAAGCTGCTCCTGCATGCTGGTAATCAAGCCCAACGTAGGGGCCGTGATCCCAATTATGCTATCGAACATCTTGCCAACAGGCGATGGGTCTGTCATCGGGGTGTGTCAAGTTTAAGCGTCTTTAGCTTTGAGCAAACCGATTCCGGCGGTGACTGCCGTGATGACGGTAGCGAAGTCAACGGCTTCACCGCCGAGCAACTTGATTCCGGTTCCGGCTACGGCTACGATGATGGTGAGCAATCCTAGTGCGGTAGTTTTCATAATATTAGCGTTTGGGTCCCATTTGCCGTTCGACGGCAGCCATGAAATCCTCTTCCTTCATGCCTTCATTTTCAAGTTCGTCTTCCATCTCTTCTTCGACATCGGGCAAAGGCATGCCGCCGATTTCGAGCACGTAGATCTGACCTTCCCGCATTTCTGCAAGGACTGGCAATTCGAATTGGCCTTCAGGTGGGACTTCAAGACCTTCAGGTAGTGGCAGGTAAGCGGGCATGTTATTTAGTGGTGCGGTAGATGCGTAGAGCAAACTGGTTCGGCGTCAGTTTATCGGAGCCTTCTTGGCTAAGCAAGCTCTGAATGGACGCCATCTTCTTCTTGTCCTTGCTGGACTTGGGGTCAAAGGCGCTACCGTGAGTGCGCTGGAATAGCGCGGCTGCTTTTTCTGTGAGATCCGTATCTTCAGGAACGATAAGAGCCTTAGGGGCGGTTACCGCAGGAGGGGCGGTCATCTGACGTTCTTGCGGACTACGTTGGGTGCCTTGGTCTTCACGATAAACTGGCTTTGCAGATTCCGTAGGGGCAATAACCGAAGGAGGGGCGGTCATCTGACGTTCTTGCGGACTACGTTGGGTGCCTTGGTCTTCACGATAAACTGGCTTTGCAGTTACAGGAGGCGCAGTAACCACAGGAAAGGCGGCAGCCAGCGCGTCGTTAGGAGACATATTTCTTATCACTTTCTTTCTCTCCGCTACACGCCTTACGATGTCTCCTTCAGCCTTTTCCATAGCAGATTTATCGGGTTCATAGGAAATTGCAACACCGCTGCGATCGTATTCTTTACCAAATTTATCGTATAGAGGCGTATCGTCTACGATGCCGGGAAATGCTCTCTGTATTGCCTCATTTTTCGGACGTTGTGATGCGGGTAATATGTTACTGCCAAGCGGTTTGCCGTAAATGTCATACGTCCTTAAACCACCCGATTCAAATAGGTATGGTGCAGTGCTACGAACAATCTCCTTAGGCTTAGGCTTAGGCTTAGGAGGTGCAATAACCGATTGTAATTGTGATTGGATATTTTCACCAATACGCCTACTCATCGCCGCTAAAGCCGACTCTTCCTTTTTCTTTTCTTTGGCAGCCATAAACGTAATTAAGGAAAGGGATTACGGCATCCGGTATCCGGATGCCGTATGGGTTTGGGGGGTTTAGTGGGTGCGATACCAGTTGGTGCCGTCACTCAGAAGGCGAAGGGTCGTGCCAGTTGGAATAGCTGTAAGGCTTGCAACAGCGGCTGCTGCGGCAGAAGTAAAGATATTGGACCCACCGCCAGTAATGTTAAGAGTAACAGAACCGCCAGTTCCAGCACTAAAATACTGTACAATAATGTCTCGGATATTTCCGGATGGAGCAGGGATCGAAACAGTTATGACCCCAGTATTACCAGCAGTTCCAGTAATGCGCAACATTCTAGTTGCAGCAGTAATAGATGCAGTAGCGGTAGTTACGTTTGATACAGTAAGGTCACCAGTAGGGGCAAGGCCCAAAACGGAGTTTAGCGGTAGCTTACGGACCTTGGAAGAACCGGAAGCGGTAAGGTCGTAAACCGGAATGAGGTCGTCACCTGTAGGGGAAACGGTAGCAAGAGTTGGGAGGTCATCGAGCGTTGGCATCGTAGTATTGAGGTTACAGGATGAAGCTAAGGGGTTCCTTTTTAGAGGAACCCCTTAGCGTTTAGGGTTTAGGCAGCGGGGCTGATGGAATCACGCTTGAAGAAGATCACGAAACCGAAGTCGGTCTTGATCGGCTTAGAAGCGGAGGCAAGGATACCACGGAAGAAACCGATCGTGCCATCAGGATTGACGTCAACGGATGGGATGTTCTTCCAAGTGAACTTACCGCGATAGTTGACGGGATCGAAGGTCAGTCCGTTGGAGCCAGTGATAGGCTCAGGGATTTGACTTTCCATCACGTCTTGGTGCAGCACGTAAGCAGCCTCGAAGCTAGCGGTTTCGTAGGCTGGGTTTACGATAATCGCCTTAGTGGTAGCATCAACGGAGTAAGGGTAAACACGAACCGGAATACCGGCAGTGCCACCTGCATTGAAGCGAGGGGCAAGATCGTCAATCAGATGGTAGAAACCACGGAAGGCTTTCTCGACACCCAACGGCGCAATCAGCTCGCTAACTTTGGACTGGTTGTAACGAACGTCGTCACGGAAACCAGCTTCGGTTTGAAGCGTATAGGAGATCTCAGACGAGCAAACCAGACCAAAGACCGGACGGGCGTTTTCACGACCGTAGGCATTGGTTCCGGCACCGGAACGAACCAAGCGGAAGTAGATCGAGTCAAGGATCTTGTTGCTGGCGAACGCGTTCGGGAGATCCGAATCGGCACCGAAGTCGAGCGCATTGAGGGCCACACCTTCTTTGTTAACACCGCCGATTGCTTGAGCGATGACAGTGCCAGTAGCGCGGCAGTTGACGATGTTCGCGCAGATGCGGTCATACTCGTCACGATAACGCTCTTCCCAAGTGAAGCGGGTGCTTTCGGTAAGGGCGTCCATCACAGCGCGGAGCTGCTCGGTGCGGTATGCAGCAAAGCGAAGATCTTCAACGTTAATCTTAGGGGACTCAACAGTGGCACGCTTGAGCGAATACTGCTTGAGCTGACGGGCAAAGTGAATAAACGACTTGCCGTTCGCGGTATTGGAACCTGCTCCGATAAAGTCTTCCTTAGCGCCTGCAATAAGCTGGTCCAACGAGCTGGTGTTGGTTACGGTGCTGGAGGCGGTATCTGTGCCAACCTCTTTCCAGCTAGTTGCGGAAGTGACCGCGAGAGCAGTTCCATTGATAGTGGATACAGGCAGCGCACGATCGTAGATCAGAGTGCCGAGATTGTAGCCCATGCCGTCAGGAAAGGGAGTCTGTTTAATCAGGTCCATCCAAGGCGACACGTGCAGAGTGCGGCGATGAATATCGGAACCGATACGGTTAGCCTCTTGGGTGAGGATGGTGTCGATACTGGTGTCAGCAGTAGCGGGATCAGTGAACGTTTGTCCGGCGGTGATGGCCATAAAATTAGGTAGTTAGAGGGTTGAGAAGGTTGTTAAAAGCGGTATGCAGGTGTCGCAGAAGCGGGCGACAGGCGCAATGGCCTTGGCTTCAAATTACCTCGTCAGTTCTTTCTGCCCGTAGAATCGTATTCGCTCGTGAAAGCTGGCTCGAAGCGGGCCGTGGCGTCGGAAACTTCCTAGGACGCCGAGAGTATCTGGCTTACCGACATAGATGTCAAATTAAATAAGCCAGATACTTGTAACTTTTTTGCGGTTACCTACCGAAGGCCGCAGATACGGCGTCAAGGAAGGACTTGTTGCCATCAGCAGCGGACTGAGCACCGTAATTGCCCGTTCCGCCACCTGCCCTAGGGGTGGCCTTGTCGTATTCAGCCAGTCTTTCGGTCAAGGATTCGATTTCACGCTGCAAAGACAGGTATTCGTTGGCCATTTTAGGCAAAAGTTTGGCTGCCATGGCCTGATACGTGCCCGTAATGGCGTCAAGGGAAGCGGGATCAGAGGCTGCGGCATCTTTGGCCATGGCCTTGAGGTCGACTCCGTCCATACTGGACAGGAAAGTGAGCTTCGACTGTAATTTATCGGCCACCGAAGTAGCCGCTTGCAGGCGCTGTGTGGCCCGATCAGCGAGTTGTTGCTGGTTACGTGCACGGTCAAGCTCTTCGGCCTCCAGAAGGGCCTCCTGAGCGTTCTCCTGCAACACACGGCGCTGTTCGAGGATAGGCTTGATCTCTTCGATGATCTTGTAGACCCGAAACTTGTCCCGATCGGTAGCGGAGGCAAGCAATTCGGACAAGGCTTCCTCTTGTGTGGCCTCGTCAGACTCGGCAATGGCGTCAAGCAGGCTACCGGATTCGATATTGTATTTGGTCGCCAAGGAATCGGCTTCGCCAACGAGCACGCCTAGGGGCTCATCGACAAGCGAGCGGTATGCTTGGCTCTGTTCGAGCTTCGTGACCAGCATTTGCTGCTCGTATTCGGCTACGCGATCCTGTAGGGTCTTGAATTCAGGGTTGTCCGCAACCGCTTCGAGTTCTTGCAGGCGGGCGTTGCGTTGGGTGACGGTGGATTCGAGTTCCTCTGCCTTTGTGCGGTAGGTTTTCAGCTCGGCCTTCAGTTCTTTGAAGCGCCGTGCAGCCTGCGGGGTCCAATCCTTCGGTTCCTCAATGGAGTCAAGATCGTCAGCAGGCTCCGTTGGGGCTACCGTAGTTTTCGTTTTCGGTTTCGTTGCTGTTTCAGGTGCCGTAGGGCTATCGGGCTCAGGATTAGGGTCAGCGACAGGAGTAGGATCAGGCCCATCTGGGGTGTTGAAATAGGCATCGAGGCTGTCAATAAAGCCTCCTTCGTTGTTATCGGGCGTTGGCGCATCAGCGGCAGGTGTGTTCGGTTCCATAAGGCAAAAGTTTTAGTTCATTTCGTTGTCGATGTGCTCCCACTCGGAGACATCAGAACGGGTAACAGGCATCTTTGTGAGGCGTTGTAGGTCACGCAAGAAGTCCGTGTAGCCGCCCAACCAGCAAAGACGCTCGTTGTTCGTTTGGCCGGAACCAACGTTGAGGTGTGAAGGCATAGCGGCCTGCAAGAGCGTAGCGGATGCTTGTTGCAGGATAGGGTCTGCGAGGATTTCACGCAGACGGAGCACCGCGTGCTCATCGTTATACCAATGCTCTAAAGACTTCGGTGGGGTTGGTTTGGTGAATAACATGTAGGAAATACACTCTTTGTTGGCTTATTTGTCAACTTATTTTTAAGCCATGCGGGTATTGACAGCCTCAACAAATGATTTAGGCTCCGGTTGGTTCTTGACCAATGCGGGGGCCATCTCAGAGATAGCCTTCAAGGCTTTCTTTGCGGCCTCTACGCGACCCTTATCCTTATGCGTATCAGCTACTTTCTTCAGGTTACGGGAATAGGTTAGGATGCGCTGGCCCTCTTGACTCAGATAAGCTGGGACTTCATCGGCCTCAACAAGGGACATGAACTGCTTAGGGTTGGTCAGTCGGTTTCCTGTATTTTTGAATACTTCACGCTGTAGACGACCCAAAGCCTGTGTAGTCTCAGCCGTTTCCCCCGTGTGACCACCAAACTCCTCAAACTCTCCGGTAGCCTCATATCCAGCATAGTTGGCTTTTTTAGCTAATGCGTTCCGTTCGGGATCGGTAGCGTGATGGCCAAACTCATGCTCAATAACATCAAGCTGAGTGTTCTCGGGTCGATTTGGATCAATCGAATTAGTCTTAAAAAAATCTTCAGCTCTAGCCTTCAGCTCAGGGTCCTCACCTCGGAGCCACCCCTTGTAGGTTTCGAAGTTCTTCTCGCTGATATCCTGCGAGCGGGCGCTTTTAAGGCGCACCATAGGCTCGTCTTTGCCGCCTTCATCAGAGTTGTCTGGGGTGTAGGAGGCCCCTTCCCTAGCGGTGCGCTGCGCAGGGATGATGTCAAACATCTTCGCATAGGCTTCTTTCTCAAGAGTAGGGCGGGCCTGATTATACGTAGCGGCACGGATAAGTTCACGGGCAAACTGCTTGCCGTAGTAAGGGCTAATTACATCAGCGGGGGCCATTGCTCCTTTTTCTACTTCCGGTTTAGCCAGCTCAGATGGGGTAAGGCGTTCCTCGTCTGAGGCGAGGGTGCGCCCTAGGGCTTTCACGCCAGCAAGGGCCTCCTCCTCAGCAGCGGGGGTGCGTGCTTTACGGGCTCGTAAAAGAATCTTCTTGATTTGATCGGTGGGGGTTTCTGCCATATACAACTTATTTTAAGATCTATGTAGTGGCGTTACCAGAAAGTTTCATAGCCCGTTCTGCATCCTTCAACGCAAGATCCTGATCCGCCTTGCGCTGCTTGATCTGCATGTCGGTTTCAGCCTTCTGCTGGGCGATCTGCATCTTGAGCTGATGCTCTTGCATTTTGAGTTCAGCGGCGGTTGGTCCGGCATCGGTAGCGCCAGTAGGCCCGCCTTGGGCCTGTGATGGGTCCACAGCGGCTTTGCGCTGCATTGCTTGGACTTGCCTGCCTGTGTTGGTGATGACCTCCTCAGCGACCTGTGTGAGCTGTTTGTAGCCTGCGACCTCTGCCTTCGCCATTGGGTCGTTGGCGAAGAGTTGCAGGTGGGCCATGAAATGCTCATACACGATCGTAATGACGGGCAAGGCTTGCACGGGATCGACGGTGCCTTCCTGCACGCCGGAAAGGAGCTGCTGTAGCAAAGGGGAATGGCCGCGTAGGTGCATGCCGTGCAATTCGGAATCGAGCACGGCAACGGGCATGCCAGCTTGCATCGACTGATTCTCAAGCATGGCGATCTTCGCATCAACGGTGAGCCGTGGTTCCGGTGCGGCAGGTGCGTAGCGGTCAACGAGATCACGTCCGACACGCTCAGTGGTAATATCGCGCAGCAGGTTACGGCGTCCGGTATCATCAAAGCCGCCGGAGATCTGGTTGAGTTCACGAAGGGCAAGCAAACGGTTGGCGGCGCTGCCCGCACCGATTGCGCGGACGGCAACGGTTTTGGACACGTCGATGGCCTTGATCATTTCGACGGGCACGCCACGCTCAGCGCAACGGGCAACGAAGTCAGCAACGAATGGGTCACGGCCAATGTTGTTGACCACACGCCGGACGACCTCACGAAGCAAACGACCCCAGCTTGCGTAGAACAAATTGATCGTGGAGCCAGTCAGGCGGCTGCTGACGGCAAGGTCGTGCTCGGTCTGCAAGTTGTTCCGGTAAGGGGAACTTTGATTGCCGTAGGTGCTGACAAGGTCCACGTTCATGGCCAACTGCGTTTGCATGTCAGTCAAGGCTGGCTGCATCGTGTTGGTCAGGTTGGGGCTGGCCTTTTCAACGATACGCACGTTGGGCGAAAGCACGGAGTATGGGCCATACATCGTGAAGGACATGTCCTCAAGCGCCCGTTGTGATTCCGGCTGGATCATCACGGCACCGCCCAACATGGCAGAGTCAACCATCTGCGAACGCAAACGATTGCTGAGCTGGACATGGTTGAAAATGCGATGGCCTAGGCCGCGCACGGAGTGGTAAGTTCCGTTGGTTCCGACGCCGAAGTTGAACAGGATGTATGCTTGTTCAGGTTTCTTGAACATCGAATCGCTACGGAACATGAACGTTTTCGGCGTCTCTTCTCCGAACATGACGAAGGAAACCGTGCCGTCGAATTCACGAACCCACATGTGGATAACCGACGCGGTTGTGTTCTGAATGCCCGTATACAGGTCGTTGCCCTTCATCTCGCGCTGGGTAGCTTCCCAGTCCGCGTAGGTGGTGTTGCCGTTCTGTCCGGTCGTGCGGGCATTGCGCATGATTACGCGCTTCACTTCCTCGACATCCCAGCCCAATTTGGCGGCGGCTTCAGGATTCTTGATGAAGCCGTAGAGCTCGTGCAAAAGGTATTGCCTACGGCAGCAAGCCACTTCGATGGCCTCTTCCGAAGCGACGGTCTGACGGGGAATCAGGAAATCGGAAAGTCCGCAAACGCGAAAGCGCCAGCTACGGGGGTCGTCAAAGTAGGTCGCGGCAACGCCGTGTTTGGTGAACTCGGTGCAGAGCCGCAGGTAGTGGCTGTGGAATTCAGGCCAGTCACGGAGCATGTGCGTCAGTTCCTCGGCAATGATGTCTTGGGCGTCCTGACGTTCCGCAGGCTCACCGATGCGAACCTTGACCATCATCAGCTTTTCGAGGCTCGTGTAGAGGTCAACGAACGCGGACATCGCAATGTCGAGATACCGCTGGGCCTCACCGAAGTTGAGGTTGGTGCGGGTGCCTTGGCCAGTTGACGACAAAACTTTCTGGTCGTAAGGCGGGGCCCCGTCGAACATGGCGTCGAAGCGAGCACGGTTGCTGCTGGAACGCTCGTCGGCCTTGCGCAAAGTGTCGTAGATCGAATTTGCGGCACGCACATCCCGCAAACGGGTTTCGGGGGCCGTTTGCGTTTTGGGGTCAAGGTTCAGCAGGTCGAACTCGTTCAGACCGGATGGAACCACAGGCGGATTTTGCGTCACAAAGCGAGTCTGGTGCAGGTTACAGGATTGGTCAAGAAATTGTTTCGATACCGCGCACGTTCCGCTGGAGGTCCTTCAGGGGTAGGCGATGGCGCTTGCCGTCGTCGTCGGTCAACTGGACATACCAACGGTGGCCGCGAGGGTGGCAAACTGGGCGCACAACTCCGACCCGTCCGGCAAAGGCCCCACGCGAAGGAGGCCTAACGCGAAACACATTTCCATCGGGGCACATCCCGTAAGCGGAAAAGTTTTCAATCGAGCTCAGATCGGACGGCAATGTCGTTTTTGTTTCGGTCATGTGGGGACCCTAAAACGACCTGAACGGGTTTGTCCAATGAATTTTTCAATAAAGAGAATTACCATACACCCTCTATAAACTTCTCTATACTTTAGTAATTCAATTTAATTCAGTTAATTCTCTTTATTCTCAGATTAAAGAATTATTGGAATTAAATTGAATTACAACCCTTCTAGAAACTTTTCAAACTTTTCAGGGATGTATAAACCACTATATAACGGGAAAAGTCTACAAACCCATTAGCTAATTTCATCCCGATTCCGGTGACCTTTTACCTCGACGGGGCTTCGCTGAACGGGGTCTGCCGAGCGTGCAAATCTGCGGGGCAAACTGATAGTCTATCCGATAGATTGCTCCTTTTTCCGGTATCCTGCGACCCGCTTTTGGGTCCTGAATCCGGTCCGCGTGTGGTTAGTCTGGGGCCCGTTACTAGCAGCTTTGTTCTCGGTTCCGGATACAGGATACCCCGCACAGGATGGGCCTATGCGGGGTAGTTCGACGGAAAAAATGCTTGCTTTTTGCGTCTAAGGCACTGCTTTTTTCGCCAAATACTTCTGCTTTTTGTCCAAAAGAATGGCTTCTCGGTTCTCAAAATAGTATTTTCTCTGATACTTTTTGGCTTTAGCGGCCTTCTCGGGCTCCAATTCGCTGCGCAATTGGGCCTTACGTAGGATGGTGTTGCGGTTTTTCAGGTAGTATTCACGCTGATACGCTCTCCTCGCTGCCTTGTTGCGCTCGTAGTATGACTGTGGATCGTCCATATTTTCAGAAGTTGGGTGTTGCTGGGTCAAATTTGCACCCAAAACGTTACACTTTTGCACGAAATGTTACACTTTTGGCCTATTTGCATACACGAATAACGCAACTGTAACCCTTTTTGTTGCACCCGTCAATTCCAATTATTTTTTTCTACAGGTGTATATATGAAAATACGCGCGTATATAAAAGCGCACCCCTACCCGTAGCCTGTATCCGGCTTCCAGATACCGGATACATGAACTCGGATTCCGGTATCAGGGTTCCGGTTTCAGGGTTTAGACTATATAGTGGCGGGGTATTGTCCCCACTATGGTAAGTAAGGCAATACTGCCGGAATTAGAAACAAACCAACAAACTAGGAAACATAGAAACATGAAAGCGAACACTAAGAATAAGAACAACGACGTGAACAGCGAAGCAATTGGCAATGCGGAAAGACTGGCATCCATGGAATCGGCTAAGGCCGCAGCCGATAAGGCCGCAGCCGATAAGGCCGCAGCCATTGCGGAGCAGGCCAAGGCCGCTAGGGCTGCAGCCGATAAGGCTGCAGCCGATAAGGCCGCAGCCATTGCCAAGGCCGCAGCCGATAAGGCCGCAGCCGATAAAGCGGCCGCAGCTGAGGGAGACTTGATTGCTGCCGCCACGGCCGTTTCTATCTCAGCGGAGTTTGACTCCCTGAACGGAGGAGTGGCACGCATGTCTTTAATGATTCAAACTGTCCTAGGGGCATGCAATGGTAACATTGCACGTGCTGCGTCTATCGTGGGAAGGGAGCGGAAACGCCTTGTAGCCGATCGTGTGGAAACCGCCATTCTCTCCGCGCCTGAGGGGGCGGATATTGGCAAGGTTGAATCAGCCACCCGCGCGCTGCATGCGGTGCCAATTGCATCCTTCGTATTGGCCGCGAAAGCGGCCGGACTAACGCGTAAAAGCTGTCAAGACTTCGCCAACGGTACCGATTTGGTGACCCGCCAATCGGTTTCTAGAGCCGTCATTTCGGCATTCGCTGAGGACGACAAGCCTAAGCCGGAAGTCATCGCCAAGACCATAGGCGAGCGTATCCTAGCTCTATTGGCGAAGGACGGAGCCACCGTCACGGAGGCGGAAGCGGCCGCCATTACGGCCGCAATTGCGGCCGCCATTGCAGCGGAAGTGGAATCGGACGAGGATTGATTGCAATTGCACAATACTTGCATTAAGCAACTTGTCACACCCCTGTGACAAGTTGCTTTCCGTTGCTTGTCACACCCCTGTGACAAGTTGCTTTCCGTTGCTTGTCAC